TATAGATTTAAAAGAGCTCACTTATTAGGTGAAGGAGATATTTTAATAAAAGGTAATGATAATATTACAGAAGAAGTAACGATTCAAAAAATTGAAGTTATTGAAGAAGATGTAGAAATAGTATCTTTAGATGTATCAAATACAGACACATATATAGCTAATGGATATATAACTCACAACAAAGGAACTAATTCACATACAGATTTTGATGGACCAACTGCACCAACAAGTGTAGCATACTCACATCCAAACTTATCATGGAGTGGGGGTACTGCAGATACTGATTCTGGTGGTATTACTGCTTATGATATTCAAGTAGATAATAACTCTGATTTTAGTTCACCATTAATCAATGAAACTAATTGGAATGCAACATCAATGCAATTATCTGGTAATATTGCAGCTGGTACATATTATGCAAGAGTAAGAAACGTACAATCTGGTTTAAGGTCAGCTTATCAAACTGTTGGTGGTAATAATACTGCTATTACAGTAGCTTCATGGCCAGCATAAAAAATTACGTTTAGTAAAAAACTATATATTTATATATATAAACAAAAGATTAACTTAAATATATCAAAATGGCAGAACAAATCAAGTTTACAGAAGAAGAAGTTTCACAAATAAATACCTTAAGACAAAACGTTGCTAACGTATTTACAAGATTAGGTCAACTACAAATCGAAAAGAAAAGAAGAGTTACTGAAATTGAAAATCTAGAAAAGGGTATTTTTGATGAACATCAAGCTTTAATAGAAGAAGAAAATAAACTTTTTCAAGGTTTAAATGAAAAATATGGTGATGGTAATTATGACCCAAATACTAATGAATTTATACCAGCAGAAAAAGAAACAGAAAATATTGAAGAGAGTAAATAGTAAAAATTATATTTTGAATAAACTTATTAATACTTATATAAGAGTATCATAATACAAAAACATAACAAGGAGTAAATAAAATGGCAGAAAAAATTGTATCACCTGGTGTATTTACGAGAGAAAACGACCTTTCTTTCTTATCACAAGGGATTGGTGAAATCGGAGCAGCAATAATTGGACCTTTCCACAAAGGACCTGCTTTCGTTCCAACCGTTGTTAATACACAATCAGAATTTGAAGAAAAATTTGGTACACCTGATGGTTCATACTATACAGGATATACCGTACAAAACTACCTAAGAGAAGCAGGAACAGTAACTATTGTTCGTGTAGGAAATATAGGTGGTTATACACAAACAGTTCCACTTGGTATTCAAGCAGGTGGAAAAATAGTTGGAACACTATTCGAAACTCATAATGGAAAAGGAAAACTTGGAGGCTCAACTGCAACAAGTGCTTCTGCAGCAGCAGATGAATTGAATATTGATTTAACTGGTTCAGCAGTAGCTGTATCAGCATCTATTGACCCATCAGCTGGAAATGACTTAGAAAGTGTATTTGGAAGTAACCCAAGAGGAAGTAAAGATGCATATGTTTACAATTACTTCGAAAGTACTGCGGCAAGTGCTTCAGCAGCAACACATGATGATATCCAAATTGTAGAACTAAGTGATAATGTATTTGCAAGTGATATTCAACACGCAACTACTCCTTACATACAATCACAGTTGATTTCTGGTGAAAGACATGACTTATTTAGATTCCATACTTTAGGTGATGGTTCTAATTATAACCAAGAATATAAAATAATCATTTTCAATGTTAAAGCAGCTGGTTCATCAAACGCTACAGATTATGCAACATTCTCTGTTGGTGTTAGAAAATACTCAGACACAAATAAAAGACCAAACGTCTTAGAAACATTTAATAATGTTAACTTAGACCCAGCTTCACCAAACTATATCAAAAAAGTAATTGGTGATATGAATGTTACTATTGATTCAAATGGTAAACAAACAATGAATGGTGATTATCCAAACTATTCTAAATTTATTAGAGTAGAATGTGTAGAAGAAGGTTCATTCCCAATCACGGCTGGACCATTCGGACATGGAAAATATACTAACCCAATCTATGTTGGTAGTGAAGGAAGTGAAAACATGGTACCTGCAGTTATATTTAACACAGGTTCAGATGAAAATACAGCTTCTAAATCAAACTTATATAGTGGTATTGATGTAGATACTGCAGTTGTAAAAATTGACAACGCAAATTATCTATCACCAATTCCTTCATCAGCTACTGTTGGTGCAAATACAGTATTTGCATTTGATGGAACTGTAACTATCCAAGGTGGAACAAAAGCATTTGGATATTCACTTACAGGTTCAAACGCAGCAGATGTTAACAAGAGACAGTTTATCGTTGGTTTCCAAGGTGGATTCGATGGTGTAACACCAACTAGAAAAGATGCTAAATATGGTGATTCTGATTGGGGTGCTGGAAACTCACAAGGATTTGATTTATCAACTTCAACAGCAAGTGGTTCAGTTGCTTATGTAAAAGCAATTAACGCAGTATCTAATCCAGATGATTTTGATATCAACTTAGTATCTGTACCTGGTGTTGTTAGAAGATTACATTCTTATGTATTTGATAAAGTAACTGATATGGTAGAAGCGAGAGAAGATGCATTCTTTATTGGGGATGTAACAGATGGAGAAGATACTATCGCTCAGGCAATTACACAAGGTGAGGCAGTAGATTCTAACTATGTTGGTACTTACTATCCTTGGGTTAAAACAATTGATAGAAACACGAATAAATTAACTACTGTTCCACCATCAGTATTGATGCCAGGAATATACGCAGCAAATGATGCTATCGCAGCAGAATGGTTTGCACCTGCTGGATTAAATAGAGGTGGAATTGTTGGAGCAGTTTCTGTATTAAACAGATTAACACATGCTGAAAGAGATACTTTATATGAAGGAAAGATTAACCCAATCGCACAATTCCCAGGTGAAGGTATCGTTGCTTTCGGACAAAAAACTTTACAAGATAAGGCATCTGCATTAGATAGAATTAATGTAAGAAGATTATTAATTAAAGTTAAGAAGTATATTGCTTCTAGTTCAAGATACTTAGTATTCGAACAAAACACTTCTCAAACAAGAGGTAGATTCTTGAATACAGTAAACCCTTACTTAGAAGGAATACAACAAAGACAAGGTTTATATGCTTTTAGAGTGGTAATGGATGAAAGTAATAACACACCAGATGTTATCGATAGAAACATCATGGCAGGACAGATTTTCTTACAACCAACAAAAACTGCTGAATTCATCGTGTTAGATTTCAACATCTTACCGACAGGAGCATCATTTACGGCATAAATTGAATAAAAATAAAAAAGGACTATATTTATTAGTATAATAGGAGAAAAAAATGGCAGAAGTATTAGAATTTAACGATATGTTTTATACCAACTTCGAACCGAAGATGAAGAATAGATTCATCATGGAAATCGATGGTATCCCTTCATATCTTATAAAAACAGCTAACAGACCTTCAATTCAGTTTGAAACTGTTGTTCTTGACCACATCAACATTAAGAGAAAACTTAAAGGTAAAGGTGAATGGCAAGATGTAGAGATAACTCTATATGACCCAATTGTTCCAAGTGGAGCACAAGCAGTAATGGATTGGGTAAGAACATCACACGAATCTCTAACAGGTAGAGATGGATATGCAGATTTCTATAAGAAAGATATCCAATGTTACCTATTAGGACCTGTTGGTGATAAAATTGAACAATGGACTCTAAAAGGTGCATTTATCAACAACGCAGTGTTTAATGATTTAGATTGGGCAAACGCAACAGACCCAGTTGATATTACTTTAACACTATCTTATGATTACGCAGTTTTAGAATACTAATACTAATAATATTTCTGAAGAAAAAAGTTCTCTTTGTGAGAACTTTTTTTATGTCTTTATTCCAACTTTTTAAAAAGTATATATTTATATAAAAGTATTAAAATTTAGTTATATGGCAAATTACGAATTTCCAACCGAAATTATAGACCTACCTTCAAAAGGTAAGGTTTACCCACAAGGACACCCATTATCAAAGGGTACGATTGAAATCAAGTATATGACAGCAAAAGAAGAAGATATACTGGCTTCACAAAATTTGATAAGAAAGGGGGTGGTATTAGATAAATTGTTTGAATCAGTTGTAGTACAAGAAGGTGTACAAACTGGTGATATTCTTATTGGTGATAAAAATGCAATATTGTTAGCAACAAGAATATTAGGATATGGAGCACAATATGATGTTGAGGTAAATGACCCATTTACTGGTGAAGCACAAAAAGTTGCAATAGATTTATCTAAAATACAAATAAAGGAGGTAAACGAATCCCTTTTAAATTCAGAAAACAAATATGAATTTGACTTACCCACTGCAAAAAAGAAAATTAAATTCAAGTTATTAACTCATAAAGATGAGAAGGATATTCAGGCAGAAATCCAAGCAATGCAAAGATTATCT